ACCGACCCGGCGCAGATGCAAAAGGCCCTGGAGGCGATCGCCTACCAAGGCCAGGCCGGCAGCTTTGAGGCTGCCGACATGGCCCGTTGGTTCCCGGAGTTGCTCGCCGGCATGGGCAAGCTGGGCATCACCGGCATGGATTCGGTCACGCAATTGGGCGCCATGCTTCAAGTGCAGATGAAGACCGCCGGCGGTTCGGATGAGGCGGCCAACAACCTCAAGAACTGGATGGAGAAAATCGGTTCGGGTGACACGGTCGAGGCCTACAAAAAGGCCGGGATCGACTATCAGGGTTCGATGAACACCGGCCTGCAGAATGGCAAGTCCACGCTGGAATCCAGTTTTGAACTGGCGCAAAAGTACATCGCGGCGACCGATCCGAAGAAGGCGGCGGCCATGGCGGAAGCCACGGCCAAGATCAGCAAAGAGACGGACCCGGAAAAGGCCAAGGCCATGATCGCGTCCCTGGAGGCGGCTTTGCGTACCGGCGATCTGTTCGCCGACATGCAGGTCAAGGGCGCGCTGACGGCGTACATGCAGAACAGGGATTTATACGACAAGCTGAAAAAGGATTCGGCCAGCGCCACGGGGATCTTGGACCAAAACCTGGAAGAGCGCCGGCAGTCGTCGGCGCAGAAGTGGGCCGAAATGGCCCAAAGCACCGACGACGCCATGCGCGCGATCGGCGACGCCTTTCGTCCGGTGACGGACGCGGTGGCGGGTGGGCTGACCTACGTCGCCCAGGGCCTGAGCAAGCTGTCGGACGAATCCCCTCGGGCGGTGGCGAGCATTGGCGCCGCCGTGGCGGCCGTGATCGGCTTCGGCGCGGTGATGGCAAACGTCAAGATGGCCAAGGGGCTACTGAACATCGGACGCGGCTCGCTGGGGAGCAATCCGAACATTCCGCAAAAGGTGATCGTCACCAACATGCCGGCCGGCGGTGTGGGTGGGCTGGATGGCGGCGACCTCGATGCCGGCGACGGCAAGGGCAAGAAGGGCGGTAAGGGCGGCCGGCGTGGTGGTGGGGTTGGAACCGGTGCGGTGATGAAAGGCGCGTCGCTGTTCGCCGTGGTGGATGCCGGGTTTAAGGTGGCCGACACCTACAACAACGCCACCACCCAAGACGAAAAAGCCGAGGGCTACGGCGGTGCGGCCGGTGGTTTGGCCGGTACGCTGGCCGGTGCGGCCGCCGGCGCGGCGCTGGGATCGTTCGTGCCGATCATTGGCACGGTGGTGGGTGGTGCGGTCGGTGCGGCCTTGGGGGGCATGGGTGGCGACGCCCTGGGCGGCTTCCTGGGCAAGTCGATGTTTGGCACGCCCGAGGAACGAAAGAGCATGCCGGCCGCCGGGCCGCTGATGATGGCCAACGCCGGGAGGAACATTCCGCCGGTGATGGGTGATATCGCCAAATCCTTCGCCGCGCCGAAAGCGTTTGAGCCGCCAGCGGCGCCGCCGGTGTCGTATGACCCGCGCGACCCCGACTCCAAAGACGCCATGCTGCTGCCGCACTTTGCCAACAAGGTGCGCTTTCCGGGCGCTGAGCTGGCCCGACCGCAGCCGGGTGACGTGGCCAAGGCCATGATGTTGCCGCCGGCCAGCGCGGACGCGGGTATGTCGGCGGGTCCGCTGGCGATGGTGGCGAAGCCGGCCCCGACCACGGTCGAGACCAAAGTGGACATTCAGGCGCCGTTTACGCTGACGGTCAATGGCGACGTGAAGGACGCGGCGACGCTCTACGGCCAGCTCAAGCCCATGCTCGATCAGCACTATCGCGACATGGCCAAGCAAGCCAGCAGCACCAAGCTGTACGACGAACCGCACATTTAATCAGGGGGGGCATATGTCTGATCAGGAAACGACAGCAGTGCAGAAATTACAGTCGGGGTTGAAATACCTCGCGTCGGCGGGGGAAACCGGTCGGCGCAGCCTCGACGGCATGCTGGGCCCCATGAATGGTGCGATCGGGGAAATCACCGGTGCCGCGTCCGAGCTGGAGGATCTGCCCTTTGTTGGGCCGGCGGTCGGGGCCAAGCTTCAACGCGTCATGCGCGGGGTGCAGGCGGCTCAGGCCAAGGTCGGGCAAGTGGTGGCCACCTACAACAAGGCGACCCGCGCGCTGTCGCAAATTGACGAGCGCGTGGCCACCCTGAAGGAGCAGGCCAGTAAGGCGGCGACGGCGATCAACAAGATCGCCGGCAAGATCAGCCCGTCGTTGGCTAACATTCTGCCCACGGGTGCTTTTGCAACCGATGGCACGCCGGCGCCGGAGGCGGTTCAGCCGTTTCCGCACCTGCTGATCATTCAGCCGCTCGACCCCAAGGCGGCGCCGTATTTCTTCAATCTGAACACGGCAGCCTTTGACGAGCTGCGTCGATCGACCGAGTTCCGTTGGGCTTCGCAAGAGCGGCTATCGCGGCGCCCAGCACAGCAGGCAGTCGGTATGGGTGACGAGAAAATTACCCTCAAGGGCGCGATTTTTCCGGGTCTCAAGGCCGGCCTGAAACAGCTCGATACGTTGCGCTCGATCGGCGCCAAGCTCCAGCCGCTGACCCTGACCACGGGATATGGCGACGTGCTGGGCACCTGGTGCCTGAAGAGTCTGGAAGAAGAACAGAGCGCGCTGATGCAGGGCGGGATTCCGCGTAAACAAGGGTTCACTCTGGAGTTTGTGCGCTATGGCGACGATATGCAGAACGTCTGATGGGGATCTGCTCGACACCATTTGCCATAACTTCTATGGCCATCTGGTCGGCAGTGTCGAGGCGGTGCTGAACGCCAATCAGGGGCTGGCCGATGAGGCGCAGCCTTATCGCGCCGGTGTGCTGATCGTGCTGCCGGATCTGCCGGCCCCCGTTGAAGAGCAGGTGACACTCTGGGATTGAGTCCCGTCCGGAGTGTCGCCGGCGACACCTGCCGTTACGCGTAACGACCGATTAGCCTCGACCCGCCTGGTGCGGGTTTTTTATTGGGTAAAATTTATGACTCCCATGTTTCGCATCGTCGCCGATGGTGTCGACATCACCAGTTTGATCAACGATCGACTGATTCAGTTACGCACAACCGACAAGACCGGCATGGAGTCGGACGAGTTCGAGTTACGCATTGATGACCGCGACGGCCTGGTGACGTTACCGAGTCGCGGCGCCGGGATCGAGGTCTACCTGGGCTATGCCGAGACGTCCCTGGCCCGCCTGGGGCGTTACGTGGTCGACGAAATCACCGTATCGGGCCCGCCCGACACCATCGTCATTCAAGGCAAGGCCAGCGACATGCGCGGCAGTGGCAAGACCATTCGCAGCGGTAGCTGGGAAGGCGTGCCGCTGTCGAAGATCGTCGCCGATATCGCGGCGCGTAATGGCTGGTCGCCGGTGTGCCCGGTGGCTACCAAGGTCGAGCGCGCGGACCAAATCGGCGAGTCCGATTTTAATTTCGTCACGCGCCTGGCCAAGCAATACGACTGCACGGCCAAGGTGGCGGACGGCAAGCTGTTGGTGATGCCGCGCCAGGGAGGGGAGAGCGCAAGCGGCAAGGCCTTTGGTGCGATCACCATCACCCGCCAGGACGTCAGCCGCTGGCAGTTCCGCTTAGGCGATCGCAACGCGCACAAGGCGGTGGCCGCCACCCATCAGGACAAGAAAACCGGGAAGCTGGTCGTTGTGTCCCTGGAGAATGGCGACGTGCCGGCCGGCCTGCCGGCGGTGCATACCGATCGGCATATTCACCCGAACAAGACCGCCGCCGAATCAGCCGCCAAGGCGCGCTTGGCGGCCTTCAATCGCTCGACTGCCAGCGTGCGTCTGGAAATGCCGGGGCGCACCGACATCTTTGCCGAGCGGCCAATCAACGCCCAGGGCTTCAAGGTCGGGCTCGATGGCGAGTACCTGGCGGACTCGGTCGAGCAGGTTTACACCCAGGCCGGCTGGTCGACCACGGTCGAGTGCAACGGCGGCAAGAAGGGCAAGTCCAAGGCCAAAGGAAAGAAAAAGAAGGAGGTGAAACCGGTCAAGGTTGTCAGTCTCGCCTAGCGCCACGGCGCACCCATCACCGCGCTGTGCGGTTTTTTTATGCCTGGAGTTTGTATGTCCGTAACCGAACAACAGCTACAACGCATCATGCCTAACGCCCGCCGCCAAGCGGGCGTTTTTGTATCTGCTCTCAATGCAGCCATGACGTACCGGCAGATCAATACACCCAAACGCCAGGCGGCGTTCCTGGCCCAAGTCGGCCACGAGTCCGGGCAACTGCAGTACGTTCGCGAACTGGGCGGCGATCAATACCTGAGCAAGTACGACACCGGCTCCCTGGCCGTGAAACTGGGCAACACCCCGGAAGCCGACGGCGATGGCCAGCGCTATCGTGGTCGTGGCCTGATCCAGATCACCGGGCGCAACAATTACCTGCGCTGCAGCCTGGCGCTGTTTGGTGATGAGCGCTTGTTGCGCACCCCTGAGCTGCTCGAACTGCCGCAATGGGCTGCCGAGTCAGCGGCGTGGTTCTGGTGGGTGCGGGAACTGAATGCCCTGGCGGATCGGGACGAGTTCGAAGTGATCACCCGCAAGATCAACGGCGGTCTCAACGGCCTGCCGGATCGACTGCAGCTGTGGGAGCGGGCGAGGGCAGTGCTATGCGTTTCATCGACCTGATACCCGCGCCGTATCGACTGTTCGCCGTGGGAGCGGGACTGGTCATCGTGGCCGGTAGCTCTGCCGCGTTGGCCTGGCAGATTCAGGGCTGGCGTTACGGCCTCCAGCTGGAACAGCAAGCCCGCCTGCAGACGGTCACCCTCAATCAGATGGTCCTGGCCTCGGCCGCGCAACAGCGTACCGAACAGGGAAAACGTCTGACCCTGGAGCAGAAACTCTCGGCCAGCGAACAAACCCATTATAAGGAACTGAGTGATGCTCAGACCAATCAGGCTCGCCTGCGCGATCGCCTTGCCACTGCTGATCTGCGCCTGTCAGTCCTACTCGACGCCACCGATGCCGCCAGCGGCTGCGCAGTGCCAGCCCCCACCGCCTCCGGCGGCGTGGTTCATGGCCCCACAAGAGCCCAACTTGACCCAGCGCATGCTCAACGAATTATCGGCATCACCGATGCCGGCGACCAAGGACTGATCGCCCTGGCGGCCTGTCAGGCCTACGCCAAAGAAGTCTCAACAGCGAAGTGAAAAAGAGCGACCGGGGTGGATGCGTCAACATCCCACCCGGCCGCCGTCCCCGCAGATAGTCCCTGCAAGTCCAGCCAAGGCTCTCACTCCGTGCACGAAGCGCGGCGAGCCTAGCACCTGTTTATCCATACAGTAAAGGTCTTGCTATCAATGTCCACACCCATCATCCCTTGGATGGGCGGCAAACGCCGCCTGGCCGATCGCCTCATTCCGCTTTTTCCACCACACGAATGCTACGTCGAAGTCTTTGCCGGCGGTGCCGCGCTCTACTTCATGCGGCCCCAGGCAGCCCCCGTTGAAGTCCTCAACGACATCAACGGCGACCTGGTGACGCTTTACCGCGTCGTACAAAACCACCTCGAAGAGTTCGTGCGTCAGTTCAAATGGGCGCTGAGCTCGCGACAGGTGTTCGAGTGGCAGAAAATCACCCGCCCCGAAACCCTTACCGACATCCAGCGCGCCGCCCGATTCTTCTACCTGCAGCACCATGCCTTCGCCGGCAAGGTCACCGGGCAGACGTTCGGAACCGCCACCACCGGCCCGGCCATCAACCTGCTGCGGATCGAGGAAAACCTCTCGGCCGCCTGGCAGCGCCTGTCCGGCACGTACGTCGAAAACCTCCCCTGGCTTGAATGCGCGGAACGTTATGACCGTGCCCACACTTTCCACTACATGGACCCACCTTACTGGCAGACCGCCGGCTACGGTGTAGATTTTCCGTTCGAGAATTACGAACGGATGGCCGACTTTATGCGCCGCTGCAAAGGCAGGGTGATGGTCAGCATCAACGACCATCCGGACATCCGGCGTGTTTTCGAAGGCTTTCATTTTGAGACGCTGGACATCCGCTACTGCAACACCAATCAGCGACAAGGGACCGCTGAGTTAACTGGCGAACTGGTGATCATGAACTGGGAGCCATCCGTGTTGGGAGGGTTGTTCTGACCAGTGGACGTAGAATACTGACAAGAAAATTTGACCGGAGGCCTGAATTCAAATTAACTGTGTTTATATACAGTATTTGTAAGAGGCCGCTGATGAGCTTTTCAATTTTAGGTCTGATCTCGGAGGGTGGCACTAAGCTACCCTTTTGCTCTTTCAGGGTGCCGGCTGGTTTTCCTTCGCCGGCTGCCGACCACATCGAACAACACATCTCATTGGATGAGGTCTTGAACATTCGGGCGCCACACGTCTACCTGGTATCGATCACCGGGGAAAGCATGCAGGGCGCGGGAATTTTTGAGGGTGATCTGGCGGTAGTGGACCGCTCGCTTGAGCCGGCACACGGCCACATCGTCGTGGCGCTGCTGAACAACGATCCCATCTGCAAGCGTCTGTGCATCCGGGGCAAGGACGTGATCCTGATGTCCGAAAATCCAAAATACCCGCCGCGATACATTCTCGAGAGTGACGAGCTGTCGATCTGGGGTGTTATCACCGGCAGCGTGCGCAGCCATGTCTAAGCCCGCGCCGGTTTTCGGGCTTATCGACTGCAACAGCTTTTATGCCAGTTGCGAGCGGGTATTCCGCCCGGACCTGGCTAAGGTGCCGATCGTAGTCCTCTCGAACAACGATGGCTGTGTGATTGCTCGCAGCTACGACGCCAAGCCGTTCGTGAAGATGGGCGAGCCGTATTTCCAGATCAAGCAGAAGCTGCGGCAACACGGCATTGTCGCCTTCTCGTCGAACTATGCCCTGTATGGCGACATGAGCGAGCGGGTGATGACGCTGATCGAGTCGCTAGTGCCGGCGGTCGAGGTGTACAGCATCGATGAGGCATTCGCCGACCTGACCGGTATCGAAGGCCTGGACACGCTCGGGCGTCAGATTCGAAGCCAGGTGCTGCGCTGCACCGGTATCCCAGTCGGCGTAGGGATAGCTCCCACCAAGACCCTGGCAAAGCTGGCCAATCACACCGCGAAGCGCCTGCAGGCCCAGACCGGTGGCGTGGTCAATATCACCGATCCGATTAAGCGCGATTGGGTGCTGCGTAATACTGACGTGGCGGAGGTGTGGGGCGTTGGCCGCAAGATGAAACTCCATCTTGATGCCATGGGTATCAAGTCGGCTATGGACCTGGCTAAGGCTGATCCGTGGACGCTCCGCAAGAAGTTCAGCATTGTGATCGAGAAGACGGCCAGGGAGTTGGGCGGCACGCCTTGCTTGGAGCTGGATGAGCCGGATCCGCCAAAGCAGGAGATCTGCTGCAGCCGCATGTTCGGCAAACGCCTGACTGATCTATCTCCGATTAAGGAAGCGTTAGCCGCCTACATGATGCGGGCCTCAGAAAAGCTCCGGGCCCAGGGATCGCTGTGCAAGAAGGTGCGTGTATGCATTCGCACGGGCATGTTCAATCCAGAGGAGGCGAAGTATGCCAACGGGGTGGTGGTAAATATGCCCTATCCCACTGATGACGTGCGACTGCTGACAAAGGCGGCTGTTGATGCGGTCAACCTTATTTACCGGCCAGGTTTCAAATACAGTAAGGCAGAAGTGATGCTGCTCAACCTGTGTCAGCCCGGCGAGTACACCGATGATCTGTTCGCTACTTCGCAGCCTGCCGAGTCCACCCGAGTGATGACCGTGCTGGACGAGATCAATGGTCGATGGGGGAGGGGAACGCTTCGGTCAGCCAGCGTGCCCAGCAACCCAGCTTGGGCTATGCGCAGGGAGATGATGAGCCGGAGCTACACGACCAAGCTAGATCAGCTTTGGTCGATCACATGCAAATAACGGCAGCTCTAGGTGCGAACGGTTGTAATTCTGCTATCAGGCATAGAGCGTCAACCGCACCTATAACTTTGTAAAAATTCCGATGCACCGCTTGGAAGCGGACACGTACCACTTACGATATGGCGACTATCCAGGCAAAAAACTGACGGATGGTCCTGCGGTTCATGGGGTTCAGGATTCTAATCGGTGGCGGAGGATTGCAAGTCTGTCAAGACCGCCAGACCTTCGCCCGGAAACCAGTAGTGCAGCAAGGGGAGAGGTTGCATGAGTCGGAGCTCTTGTTCGGGATATGAAGAGCTCCGGTCAAAAGATCGGGAGCGACGAGTGATCTTTGACAAGCGACATATATCGCCTCAAGCATGCTTTGTCAGAACGCGTAGCTAACCTTAAGTGAGCCCGTTACACCCTGACGATCACCAAGATAACCCTGCACACCCACATCAACGCTCAGAGCCTCGACGGCAGCCAGTGGATTCATCGTCACACCCACTTCAACAATACCTGTATTGCCGCTTAGCGAAGGCTTCTCGATGGAAAGGTCATAGGCACTTCCTGAGGCGTCACCCTTAAACTCACGCTCATAGGCGACACCGGCGTAAGGCTTGATCCGGGGTGTGTAGGCGTAGCTGTAGCGCGTGCCCACACGAACCCGCGAGCTTTGGGATGCGCCGAAAGTCAATTGGTCATTGCCGATATTCACTTTGTCGGCATTCTGTTTGCCCCAAGTGTAGCGACCATAAACATCCAGCGACTGCTTCTCGTCAAGGTTCAGGACGTAACCCACACCCGCCAGCGCGCCGTAGTACCTAGATTTAGTATCATATTGACCCCGCACGCCCTCGGCATCGGTCAGGTCATTGCTTTCAAAACTCATCTTTGCAGTACCCGTGCGCACAGAGGCGTCGATATACAGGCCATCTGTGGCACCGGTATGAGATACAGATTTTTTATTCAGCCCCGTGTCGGCCACGTCCATATGGAACAAGACCCCGCCACCGGTGTAACGGGAATCACCACCGCCGCGCACCGGGTCATAACCGGTGAAGCTGTTGTAGCTGTCGTAATTACCGCTGCCATGCTCTGCAAAAATCCCCAGGGTGATTGCACTCTGATCTTGCAGCTCAAAGCCTGTAGCGACCCCCAATGCCACGCTGAAACCGCGCACATCGATGTGTGAACCGGTTTTGTAACGGCTGGAACCACCGCTTACTGCAGTAAATGGTGCCAAGTTGACACCGCTGCCATTTTTGCTGGTTTGTTGCAGGCTGGAACGGGCCGCGCTGATACCGTTATCACTGATCAGATCTGCGCCTTGATTGGTAATAGCCAGGGACGCGGCGCGGCCTTCCAGAAAGGCTTTGGATGTCGGGTTGAGTCGGCCAGCAGGGGTGGGAGAGCTCGCGTCCTGTTTGCCATCAATGCTCAGAACCAATTCATCATTTACGACGCTTAAATTCGCGTCGTAGATAATGAAATGGCCCTGTGTGATCTGTGTCGTCGTGAGCGTGGGTGTACCTTGGGCTTTGTCGATCAGCGTCACGGTGTCACCGGCATTGAGAACGTTGCCGTCGTTTTCTATCGCCATCGTGTGTGTGGTGCCCGTGAGCTGAACCTTGTCAGATCCCGTGATGGTGATAAGCGTATCGTTGTTGACCACGTCTTTGGGCAGTACCCAGTTGTATTTCTCAAAGTTGTAGATGCCGGTCAGCGAGCCTCGGTAGCCGTTGAGGTTCAAGGTGTTGCCGGTGAATGCTTTGCTATTGTTAACCGTGCCATCGCCGTTAACGCTGTAACCCCCGTAGACCGATCTCCCAATGGTTAAGCTGGCACCTTCCAGTGTCACGATATTGTTCTCGACCCGGCCTCCCTGGCCGGTAGTCCCGGTATTGCCTCCTGCGCCGCCCTGGCTGTAGCCTCCATAGATATCTCCGGAAAGGGAGGAAGTTCCGGAGATCGTCACCTTGTTACCGGAGACGTCGCCGCCATTGCCACCATTGGAGGAGGATGAGGAGGTTCCTCCCGCGCCTCCGGCGCTGAATCCGCCGAATACTGACCCCCCTCCCTGACCATCAGCACCCCCAGCAGAAGAGGAACTATTACCGCCGTCGCCTCCATTGGCTCCCGTTAACTTGACATTGGTCAGCGAGACCGTATTGCCGGAGACCTCGCCGCCGTTGCCGCCATTAGCGGATGAAGAAGAGGGGGGGGAATTTGGATATGACGAGAATCCACCGCCGCCGCCTGCACTGAATCCGCCGAATACCGATCCCCCTCCCTGACCACCAGCACCACCAGCACCAGTGAAAGCATTAGCACCGGAGGCGGAAGCATCGCCA